CAATACCGAAGTAAGGAGCTTCGTGGGGTGTGAGTCCCTTATTTATTTGATTTAAGTGTTCTACATCTATCCCGGTGTGCTTTGAACGGCTATCCGGGAACAAAGTAGCTCGTGAGAGTGAATTGATTTAACCATAATATTTTGTTTTATTTAATTGAGCCACATCACAGGTTGGTGTGGCAACAAGGGGAAGTGGCGGAATTGGTAGACGCACGGAACGTATGCCGGGACTATCGCTTATTGGCAGTAAAGCCCATCCCGGTTCGAATCCGGGCTTCTCCACAAAGCTCGTGAGAGTGATGTCTTTAATAATTATAGTCGTGTTTTATTTTGTGTTTGTGCATGGGTGTATGGTTCGTGAGAATAGTGCACCTTAATCGGGCGGTTGGTGTAGTGGCTAGCAGGCGTAGGCATACGTGACATGGGGTCGAATCCCGTACCGTCCACTCTTTTAATTCTATTAAAATTATAGTAGTTTATAAGTTTTGTTTGTGTTTGTGATTTGGGTGTACGGTCTGTGAAGATAGTGCACCTTTTTAATTTGGAATAGTGGCGAAATTGGTAGACGCACCACTCTAAGATAGGGAATGTCGGCCCTTAGAAGTGGAGAGCTTGACAACTCATCCTGGTTCAAGTCCAGGCTATTCCACGAGAATCCTGATTATATTCTGCGTTGACTACGCTGATGATATAAAGGATAGGTGAGGTGTTTTTCGGGAAACTCTTTGGGACCACTACGTTCACTCAAAAAGAGCCTCCAGCAATATTCAATGCATCTAGTCAATGCTTACAATTGCGCTGGAAAATCGGGCGGGTATGTTTTCGTGGGATGAAACTTCGGTGAGGTGCACCAATAGTCCGAGAGGAAGGTTCGACTCCTTCTCCGTCCACTATCTATTTGCATTATGTATAAATTAAAAAATCATGAATGAAGAAATATGGAAATCAATAAAAGGATTTGACGGTTATCAGATTTCTAATTATGGCAGAGTTAGGAATGTAAATACAGGTAAAATTCTAAAGCCTCAAACCCGTCCTGATGGATATATATCAATATATATTGGTAAGAGGGGATCACAGAAAAACAGGAAACTACATCGTATAATAGCAGAAGCTTTTATTCCTAATCCTAATAATTACCCAGAAGTGAATCATAAGAATGAGGATAAATCTGATAATAGGATTGAAAATCTCGAATGGTGTACAAGAGAATATAATATGTCGTATGGCAAATACAGTTTATACAAAGTACCCCTTGTGGGTAGCTCGATAAAAGTTATTCAATATGATATGAATTGGAATTTTGTCCGGCATTATAATAGTATTAGAGAAGCTGCACGGCAGACAGGCTTTTCAAAATCAGCTATACAGAAATGTATAAATAAAGAGCTTCAAACAGTAGGGTGTTTTATTTGGAGAAAAGTTTTGCTATGATTTTAGCCGTTCCATAAGGTACATTGGACTTTTTTCATAGTAACATATGCTTTTCTGCCTGTACAATACTGTACAGGCAGTTTTTTTGCCTAAAAAAAGGCGTTAAAATGGCGAAGTTTCTGTTTGCATATCTTGTCAATAAAAGATAACTTTATAGATGTAAATAATTAAAAGTCAAACCATTAATTCAGAATTATGAAAGAATTAGTAACCATTCAGCAAAAGCTGAAAGCCCCCAAAGGGCAGTATAACACTTTCGGTAAATACAAGTACCGTAGTTGTGAGGACATTCTTGAATCAGTGAAACCTGTTCTTGCTGAAACCAAGTGTACGTTAACTCTAAGCGATGAGATGATCGCAGTAGGTGACAGGATCTACGTAAAAGCAACTGTTACTTTGACTAATGACAAGGGAGAAAAAGAAGTGACTACTGCTTTTGCAAGGGAAGAAGAGACAAAGAAAGGAATGGATGGGAGCCAAATCACTGGGGCCTCATCTTCTTATGCAAGAAAGTACGCTCTTAACGGTCTGTTTTGCATTGATGATGCGAAAGACAGCGATTCAACCAATACTCATGAAAAGGAAGATACACAACAGCCTGCAAAAACACCTGCTAACACTGCTCCTGTATATACAGGTGCTCAATTAAAAAAGGCTATTGCCGACATGCTTGCTGTCAAAAGCAGAGCTGAACTTGAAAAAGTATGGTATGGTAATCCAGCTATGCAAAATGATAAAGAGTTTGTAAACGCCTGTATGAATATGGGCAAAATTTACCCGGCACAATGATAGAGTTAGTTAAATCGAGTGTGGTTTTCTCGGAAGAGAACCACACATATTTTCTTGGTGAAAAGCAACTAAAAGGTATTACCGGAATGATTAGCCGGCAGTTATTTCCCAATAAGTATAAGGATATTCCAGAATACATATTGAAAAGAGCTGCTGAAAAAGGTAGTCGTATTCATGGACAATGCCAGTTTGCTGATGTAACAGGATTACCACCCGAGAGTATTGAAGCTATTAATTATATCAGGGAAAGAGTAAATGCCGGATATAAGGCTTTTGCCAATGAATACACTGTTTCAGACAATGAATATTTTGCATCGAATATTGATTGTGTTTGGGAAAAGGACGAGAAAATCAGCCTTGTCGATATCAAGACTACTGCAAGTCTTGACCGTGAGTATTTGAGTTGGCAGTTATCAATTTATGCCTATTTGTTTGAACTTCAAAATCCACTAATTAAAGTTGATAAATTGTTTGGTATTTGGTTACGTGGGGATAAGTCGGAATTAGTCGAGATTGAGCGTAAACCGGATGCAGAGGTTAAGAGATTACTGGAATGTGAGATTAAAGGTGAACACTTCTTACCTAATGCTCCTGTTCCAGCCGATGGGAAACAGCTTATTCCTATGCAATTAGTAGATACTATTATTGATATAGAGGAACAGGCAAGTTATATCGCTGAAGTGCAGAAAGGTTACAAGGAACAACTTAAAAGCGCCATGCGTGAGAACGGTGTTAAATCATGGGATGCTGGCAGGCTACGTGTTAGCTATACTCCCTCTTCAATGGGTAAGAGTTTTGATACAAAGAAGTTTCAGGAAGATCACCCGGAACTTTATTCTCAATATTTAAAAACGTCAACTAAAGCGGATAGCATCCGTGTAACTATAAGGGAGGAAGGAAAATGAGTGTCAATAAAGTAATTCTTATGGGTTATGTTGGTAAAGATCCACGTGTGAAACATTTCGATAGTGGTTCGGCAGTGGCAACTTTCCCATTTGCGACAACTGATCGTGCATATACGTTAGCTAATGGTACCCAAGTTCCAGAAAAAACAGAGTGGCACAATGTCGTAGCAACTAATCGTTTGGCAGAAGTAATAGAGAAGTATGTGAATAAAGGGGATAAGTTGTATCTCGAATGTAAGTTACGTACTCGTTCCTATGACGATAGTAAAGGAGTAAAACATTACATTACTGAAGTATATGTTGATAATATGGAAATGCTTACGCCGAAAGTTCAGCAACAAGTTGCTCCTGCACCTCAACCATTACCAACGCAACAGCCTACACAAAGACAACAACAGGCACCACCGCCTGCATTTCAGCAGGCACCACCGCCTGATGATTTACCATTCTAAATATGGCAGAAGCTATTCTAACAAAACAAAACGGGGTAGTCACAATGGATAAGTCGTTTGACTACCTCTGTTCCACGCTCAAAAATGGAACTTACACTGTAAGCATCAAGAGAAAGGTAGAACCGCGTACCCTGTCGCAGAATGCGCTCATGTGGCTGTGGTTTGCCTGTATTGAGAGGGAGACAGGCACGGATAAGTTAGATGTTCATGATTACTATTGCCGGAAGTTTCTTCCACGGCAAATATGTATGAATGGAAATATTGTTTCGGTTGTTGGAAGTACTTCTAAACTGAATACGATCCAAATGAAAACTTTCATGGATAAGGTTCAGGCTGATGCTGCCACCGAATTAGGAATCAATTTGCCATTGCCTGTTGACCAGTACTATAAAGATTTTATTAATGAATACCTGCATAGGTAAGTATTAACTAAAAATTTAATTAAAATGGATTTGAATATTTCAAAAGCAAAATTGACCAAAAAGGGATGTCTTGAAGTGGTCTATGCAGACAAGGAGGGAAACGATATAG